GAAACCGGAAGTGTTAAAGAAGCTATTCTTAATATAGATTATGAAGACCTATCAAAACGTCTTTTATCAGAGGTATTATTATAATTAATCTTTTAAATATTTATGGAGAATTGATATGAAACGTCATTGTTTTTTAATTTCGGGAAAAATTCATACAGGAAAAAATCAATTTGCTGATTTCTTAACTCAAGAATTTATTAATAAAGAAAAAACAGTAAGATCAGATTTATTTGCTAAAATTCTTAAAGATAGTTGCAAAGCTGATTTTAAAAAACTAGCAGCAGTTCTTTATAATTTATCAGAAAAATTAAAAGCAATAGCGGGTATAATGCATCAAAGAAGTATTCTAGATGATTCTACTTTAGATCAATTTAATGCTATTATTGATAGTGAACTTAAAATAATAGATGATAATTGGTATGAAAATAAAACCGATATAACTAGATCGTTACTTCAAATTTATGGAACTGAAATCTTTAGAAATAGAGTAGATATGAATTGGTGGGCTAAACAAACTAAAGAAAGAATTAAAAATAGTGAAGAAGAAATAATCATTCTTACTGATTGTAGATTCCCTAATGAGATAATGATTTTTGATGATATTATCTCAGAAAATTTTCAAGTACATCCAATTAGAATAGAAAGAAATATAAATACTAATATAGATATATCCATGCATGATTCTGAAACAGCTTTAGATGATTGGCATGAATGGGAATATATTGTTGATAATAATGGATCACTTGATGATTTAAAAGCTTCTGCTGTTATAATAGCAGATAATGTACTAAAGGATGATTATGAAGTTTCAAACATGTTACAACTTAGAAAACAAGAAATCTTCAATCATTTCTAAAAAAAAGTTATTATTTAAAATAAATAATAAACCTACTTCAATTATTATAAAAGATATAAATATAATAGAGGTATCTCTATGATATTTAAATTTATTTATAAAATAATTAATGTAATAAATGATAAGGAGTTATGCCATGAGTATATTAGATAATCTAGATAAATACATTCCTGAATGTGAAGACAAAGAATGTGAATGCAAAAAAGAAAAAGAAGTAGAAATTAAAGATTTTATTCAAAAATGGAAAGATAAATGGAATATTAGTGAAGATGAAGATGGTAATGTTGTAATGAAATCTAAAACAAATACTATCGTAAGTAAAACTGATGATGATGTAAATAATATTGTTAAAGAAATTAAAGCAAGTTTTCCGTTTTTAATAATTCAAATTCTTAAAGGGGATTTTGCCCAAATTATTATTAAAAAATAAGGAGATTTAAATGAATACAAGTGCATGGAATGGAGCTATAAATACTAATTATGCTGATACATATCAAAAACCATATTATCAAACAACAGTACCTTTAACAGATTGTTATGGCAAAAATGGTGGAAGAGTAGATCATGTTTTATCCGCTCAAAATTATATTCCACCACAACCTATTAGAAAAATATTTATAACAAGTGCTGGAAATATTAGTATTAAATTAGTCGATGGTTCAGTTATGACTAGAAGATGGAAATCAGATACTACAATAGATAATATTGTTGTAACTGCTATTATGAGTGCTGGTGTAACTTTAAGTGCTAGTCAAGCTCAAGGTATATATCCATTATGGTAATAAAAAATTATAAAAATATTTAATAAAAAGAGGAAAAATGGATAAACAACAAATAGAAATTGCAAATAGATATTTAGTCGAAGAAGAAAAAATTAATAATCCAGAATATAAAGTTTGGAATGTTGTTAATAATAAAATTGTTACAGGTTGGGAATATTCTTCAGATGCTAAAGATGATAAAAAAGAAATGGAAGAAAATGATTATAAAGTAAAATCATATAATAAAGGTCAACTAAAAACAATAGGACTAGACCCAGATAATAATAAAAGCTGGGGAAGACCTACTAAAGAAGAATCTACTGATGAATCTATTGAAGAAGATATAGGAATTAAAAGTAATATCGGAAATGAAAAGTTTATACTAGGAAAACTTAATATAGAAGATTTAAATATAATCCGTCAAAAAACAGGACAAACTACTGAAGATATAATTAAACTAGCCTTAACAGAATATAGAAAATCTTTAGGACTTGGTAGAGGTTCTAATTTTAGAGGAGAAAGAGAAGGTCGTAGAAGAACTGATCAAAATGTACATCCAGAAGCAAGATAATATAAATTTTAATAAAGGAGAAATAAAATGAATAAAAGAGAAATCGAAATTGCAAATAGATATCTAGTTGAAGAAGAAATAGAAAAAGAAATAAAAGATGATGAAGAAGAAACTGGAACAGAAGAAACTGGAACAGAAGAAACTGGAACAGAAGAAACTGAAACAGAAAAACCTGTAAAAACTGAAACAGAAAAATCTGAAGAAAAAGAAGATAAACCAACTAGACAAGTTAAAATAGAAAATAGATATTCTGAAAATGAAGAAAATAATGCTAAACATTATCAATCCCCTCTTTTTGGATATATGAATGAACATGGAATGGTAAAATCTTTAAAAGAACTAGCCTCATTCTGTAAAACAGAAGCTTCAACATTACAAAAAATGACAGAAGATGCCGATCCTGAAAAAAAGAAAACTTTTAAGAAAGATATGAAATCCTTAGAAGATAGTGCAAATATTATTGGAGAAGCTGCAAGAAGTGTTTCTAAAACTGGATTATATTAATAGGAGACTATATGAACGAACTAGAACTCAAAACTGCAAATAAATATCTTTATGAAAATGAAAAATGTGATGCTTGTGAAAAAAATATAGAAGAAGATGATCAAGAATCTAATAGTGATATAACAGATGAACCTCAAGAAGATGATTGTTTTATTACTGATAAACCTCATGGTGGTTATGAAGTTTCTTGTGGTGGAAAGTTTGTAGGACAAAAAACAGAATTTGAAGATGCTTTAAAAATGGTTAATGATTGGAGAAAAAAAAGCAAATACTTCCCTAATATATGGATGGTTTCTGATCATGGTAATATGATTCTAATTGACGATAAAGGAAATGAAATTAAATAATAAAGATTATAATAAAGGTAGATTAATAATGGCATCAAATTATACATTTCAACCTATAGCACTAGCTTTAGTCAGAAGAACCTTTCCTACTTTATTTGCTAATCAAATGGTAGGAGTACAAGCAATGTGTGCTCCTGTAGGACTAGCTTATGCTTTAAGAACAGCAGGGCATACAAAAAGTAATATGTGGGATTTGGTAGATAAATATTCAATCTATCAAGAATCTTCTTATCATGTAATAAAGCTAAAGAAAAAATATTTATAAAAAGTCTTGACTTTAATAAAAAAATATATTATATTTATATAAATAGTTTTTAGGTAGGAAAATAAGAACAAAAGAAAAATAAAATAATCCTTGACAAGCTTAAAGAAATAAGTTATATTAATAAGAAAGAAACTGAAGAAGGGAATAAAATGCAAACGAAGATACAACTCAAACGCTCTAAACATACAAGTAATCCATTTACAGCATTATGTATTAATGTCAATGTCGAACCTATGTATAGAACATGGGGAGATTTGGCACCAAGGTAATCCCGGCTTAATATAGCAAACAGGTATAAAAGCCGGGACAAAAAGTTCCGGCTTTTTTTATGTAGACGATCTTTGACATTTTCGGTATTGACAAAAGAACATTTGTATTAAAATGATAATATAAGTTTTTTTCTGCATTCTTTCCTTTTTCAATAAAGAATGCAATTTATTGAACAGAGGCTACTATTGGTTGTGTAGCGCAAGTCTGTAAAACTTGTCCCACTGGGTAAACATTGAAAGTTCGATTCTTTCCTGTTCAATTAAAATTATTGGCAAGTAGCTGAGTTAGCACAGCGTTTGATTGTTAATCAAAAGATCGGGGGCGCAAATCCCTCCTTGCCAGTTTATCTTTTTTTGTTAATAAAACTATAAATACTTATAGTATAAATTAACAAAAGGAGATAATATGTCAAAAAGTTCAGAAGCTGTTAAAAAATGGCGTAGAAATACAAAACAACGAATGATAGATGCAATGGGTAAAAAATGTCAAATATGTGGATATAACAGATGTAATGCTGTTATGGAATTTCATCATTTAGATCCAAATCAAAAAGAATTTTCTTTTGGAGAAAGAACGAGAGCTAATTGTATATCTTGGGCAACAACTGTTAATGAATTAAAAAAATGTATATTATTATGTAATAGATGTCATGGAGAAGTTCACGATGGAATTTCTTTTATACCAGAAAAGTATGAAACTTTTAATTTTGAATATGAAAATTATTTAGATAAACAAAAGGAAAATATGTTTGATATTTGTCCAATATGTAATAATAAAAAATCTATACATAATAAAACTTGTTCATATCAATGTGCGGCAAAATTAGCATGGACAATAAATTGGAATAATATAGACCTTAAAACAATGTTACTTAGTGGAAAAAGTTATTCTAAAATAGCTAATGAATTAAATATAAGCGATGTTACAATTAAAAAAAGATGTAAAAAATTAGGATTGGAACAATATTATTGTTATAAACCATAAATTAAAATAACAGGATGTAGGCTAATGGTTAGTCACCAGATTTGGGGTCTGGGTTCTAACGAACAATGCCGGTTCGATCCCGGCCATCCTGACTCTCTTTCAATAAAAGGAATCTTATGAACTATTTTGAAGTAAGTCAACAAAAAGGTCAAGAGCTATTGAACAATATAAAAAAGAATCTTCCTGAACTAAAAGAATTATTTGCTAAAATAAATGATCATTGGGCATATGAAGATTTGATGTATAGATATTATCATCAATCTTTTAAAGTATATTGGATACAAGAATATACTAAACAAATAGTCGATCTCCTAATGAAAATGTGTCCTGCAAAACCAGAAGGTGAAGAATATAAAGATACTTCAATGTGTGAAATGAATTCAGATTTTAAAAGAATATATGAAGCAGGACAAGGTATAGTATTCAAATCCTCACATAATAAAGATTGGGATAAATATACTAGACCTCAATTAGAAGCCTTTCTTCATGCTAAATACTTTTTAGAAATGGCAATCAAGTATGGAGAACAACTAGAAGAAGCTCCTCAATGTTTACCTTCAGGATGGGCAGGAGTTTTAACATTTTTTGGATTGAGATAAAATGATATTAATAAATGAAATTGAAATAGTTTTATCAAATAAAACTATTTCATATTATAAAAAATTAGGATATGATATCCCATTAAATAAATATAATAGAATATCAAGAGGAACTAAAATAACTATTAAACTTTCTGATATTCTTAAAGGTTCAAATATTAAAATATTATGTAAATGTGATATTTGTGGCATTGAAAGATTATTATATTATAATTTATATAGAAATATATGTCATTAAGAAAATTATAGTGAAAATAAAGATTTAAGAACAGTAGTAGATAATGGTATAACATTATGTACAAAGTGTCATAAAAAATTTCATAAAATTTATGGATGGAAATCTAATATTATACAATTAAATGAATTTTTATTCAATTATGGGGAATTAGTTTAAATAGGAAAACACTAGTCTTGCAAACTAGAAAAAACAGGGCAGTACTGTTATTCTCCACCATAAATAAAATATGCCAGTGTAGCTCAATTGGTAGAGCAGAAAATTTGTAATTTTCAGGCTGCGGGTTCAAGTCCTGCCGCTGGCTCCATTTTTCTCTTGACTTTCTTTTTGCCATGTATTATATTTATACTAATTGGGAGGCTGGTTGTTTCAGGATAGCTCATAACTATTCTCAGTTCAGTTCGATTCTGAAAGTTAGTACCACAATTTTTATAAGGAGTTGATTAATGTCAAATACTTCGTCTGCTTCGAGTGGGATAGGTTTTTGTGGATTGCTTGCAATAGTTTTTATTACTTTGAAACTTTGTAAAGTAATCGCATGGTCATGGTTATGGGTATTAAGTCCTTTGTGGATTCCCCTTGCAATAATATTACCAATTTTATTGTTAATAGGGATTGTTTCAATATGGGTTAATAAATAAAATTTTTTAGTTCTTTGAAATATGCGGTTGTGGTGGAATTGGTATACACAGCAGACTTATGATATTGAGCAGTATATCGGAAACGGTGTATATGAATGGTGTAAATTCGGTGAATGGGTAGCAATGACTAGTCCCAAAAGGATTAGCAATCTGTAAATATATGCCCCTAACGCCGAGCCAAGCCAAATTTTTATTTGGAAGGTGTAGAGACTATAATCACCCACCTAACATTGATTAATCCTTGAATGCGGGAACTACAGATAATGCTGAGTTTCAATTAAGGTGAATGCATAGTCCAGACCACAAACAGTTAATCTGGTAGTGAAAACTATAGTGGTAAGAAAATCTGCCGCCCGTAAGGGATCGGAGGTTCAAGTCCTCTCAGCCGCACCAAATTATATAATTTTGTAATAATGCCCTTGTAACGCAATAGGATAGCGTAATTGATTTCTAATCAATAAGTTGCAGGTTCGAATCCTGTCAAGGGTATATCATTCATATAATGAATTTCCATATGACAATTATAACAAAGAAGTATACATTTATCTAATTCATTTTTTATTTTATCAAAAGATGTTAAAGAACAATTAGCTATGGAAAATTCCTTTTCATGTGGATTTATATGATGAAATGTTAAAGAACCATTACATTTATTATATCCACATTTAATACATTTTCCACCTTTATATTGAACTGCTTTATCCTTTAATATTTTTTGTCTTTTAACTGTTTGTTCAGTAGTACAAATTTTACAATATACACTTCCACCTTGTTTTCCTCTTCGTTGATAAAATTCTGAAATAGATTTAGTAAGTTTACAACAAGGACAATTTTTTTGAATAGAATTATTTTTTTCTAAAATTTGTGTATTGTGTTTATTAAAAGGTGAACAATCTAAACAATATTTACGATTAGATAAAATATGCTTAATATTATTAATTATAATAAACGATTTAAATTCTTTATGACATTTTTTACAAATTTTCATTTTAGTCTCCTTTAATTATTAGCTATATGGATATATTTATATTTATATCATTTAAGTTTATTTTTATCTCTTGACAAATATAAATGGAATATATTATATTATATACATGAAAAATATGTTTGATAATAGGTCATTAGTAAATCCTATCGGGTAGCTCCCAATCTTCAGAGAGAAGATATTGAACATATTAAATTAGAAGGATGGTTTCAGCAAACAATTTAAGCAATAGACATTTAATCTATAAACGCTAAAAGCTCCATCCTGAAATTTTTTTGTTTAACTTTAACTGATCGGAGGTTTGTATGAGTAAGTCTAAGTATCCTGCCCAAGTTCAAAGAACAATTGCTTCTGCTTATAAAGCAAAGCTTTCAACTCTTGAAACAGCTAAGAAAATTAATCATCTCAAGAGTGCAGAGAAAAGTGGATTGGTTGTTTCTCGTAGAAGCATTGCGACTATCTTTGGTAATATTACTAGAGGACGTTGCAATTGGTTCTATCGCTACTAAAAATTAAAGATTAAAGGAAAAATTCAGCAAACCAATAGGTAAAATACTAGCAATAGTATTATGGTTCGAATCCATAAAAAAATATTTCCTGTATCTTTAAAATTAAAAATAGAAGGATGAATTCAGCAATAAAAAATCTTTATGGTAAAAGAAAAATCATCCTGAATTTTATTATGGGAACTTATCTCAATTGGTAGAGAACTAGATTGTCGATCTAGGTTATGGCGGTTCAAATCCGCTAGTTCCCGCCATTCATGGCCCATTCGTCTAACGGTTAGGACACCAGACCTTCAATCTGGATGCAGCGATTCAACTTCGCTATGGGCTATTTTACTTTAAGGAATTAATAATATACTCTTGTTCCCGTAGAGGCCGAACGGTTCAGACTCTTAATCTGATAAGATTTAAAATCTTCATCGTAGGTTCGAATCCTACCAAGAGTATTTAAATGAAAAATAAAATGACATTAAAAAGAGTTGAAGATGATTGTTTAATTAATGAACTTAAAAAAATAAACCAGGGTCTTAAACATTAAAGTGATGTAGTATCCTTTTAAGATACAAAAGAAGGGGCAGTACCTTCAAGACCCATTTTAAATTATGCAAGTGTGGTGGAATTAGCATACATATAAAGGAAAAAATAAAAAAAAGAAAATACATTAAGATAGGATATTAAATCAACATGAGTATTGAAAAACCATATCGCAGTATTATTAAAGCTTTTTCTTGGAGAATGACAGGAACATTAGATACAATAATTATATCATATTTTGTTAGTGGTAAAGCAACTATAGCATTAACAATTGGATTTATAGAATTGTTTACTAAAATATTTTTATATTATTGTCATGAAAGAATATGGAACTTAATAAGCTTCGGAAGAAATAAAAAACAACTATGAATACATCATATTTTGCAATTCAGAGTAAAAATCCTAATGCAGTTTCAATAGCAGGAAAAGCACCAGAATGGTTTACAGGAAAAGAATATAAATTACTTGCTCCTAAATATTGGTTCTTTAAAAAATATAAAGATGATGGAGATAAAGAATTTTATACTGAACAATATAATATTGAAGTGTTAAATAAACTAGACCCTAAAAAAGTTTATAATGATCTTGGAGAAAATGCCATTTTACTTTGTTGGGAAAAACCAAGTGAGTTTTGTCATAGAAGACTAGTCGCTGAATGGTTAGAAAAAAATTTAAATATTAAAGTAAAAGAATTATAATTTTGTACTTGACTTTTTGGAAGTAATAAATATAAATACTTTCAAATAGGAGGTACAAATATGAAATGTGAAAATTGTTCTGAAGACATTATAAATAAAATTGGTTCTGGAAGATTTTGTTCTTTGAAATGTGCTAGGTCTTTTTCAAGATGTTCTGATAAAAAAGAATTTAAAAAGTTAAATTGTATAACTTGTGGAAAAGAAATTGAAGTTGATAAAAGAGCTAGTCCTAAATTATGTAAATGTGATGATTGTAAAAAATATAAAAAATATAACAATCCTAAAAAAAGAAAAATAATTGATAAAGAAATTTTTATAAATACATGTTTATCAAGTATTTCAATGAGACAAGCATCCATTCAATTAAATATACCATTTTCAACATTTAGCAGATATGCTAAAAAATGGAAGGTATATAATACAAGTCAAGGAGGAAAAAATACTTTAAAAAAAGAACAAATCAAATTAGAAGATTTATTTAATGGAAAAAGAATTAAAATAAAACCAAGAGAAGTAAAAACAAAATTATTAAAAAATAAATATAAAGAATATAAATGTGAAAAATGTAATTTGATAGAATGGAATAATCAAAAAATAAGTTTAGAGCTTCATCATATAGATGGAGATACTTATAATAATAAATTAGAAAATTTAATAATTTTATGTCCAAATTGTCATTCTCAAACTTTAACATATAGAAGAAAGAAAAATATAAAAAATGCCGATATGGTGTAAAGGGAGCCACGATAGTCTAAGAAGCTATTGCAAAATTCTGCGTGAAAGTTCGAATCTTTCTATCGGCAATAATAAAATGCGATTGTGGTGGAACTGGTAGACACGCTAGATTTAGAATCTAGTGGGCGCAAGCCTGTGGAGGTTCGAGTCCTCTCAGTCGCACCAAACAAACATTAACAAAAAGGTTAAGAGAATTTTATGATTGGTGTAAAATGTAAACAAAACGAACCTGTTGAATATTTGATTAATAGGTTTAACAGTATGTGTAACAATGCAGGACTTTTATCAGAATTAAAAGAATATCGACATTATGAAAAACCAAGTGATTTAAGACATCGTACAATGCAATCTTTAAAAAGAAAGAAATTTTTAAAAGATATACCTATTAAAACTAAATTAAGAAAACCTAGAAAAAAATTTGCTCCTATATCATAATGGATAATTATATGTTCCTATCGTCTAACGGATAAGACGCTACCCTACGAAGGTTGAAATGGGGATTCGACTTCCTCTAGGAATACCATATGTCTCTATAGTTCAAAGGATAGAATAAGATTTTCCTAAAGTCAAGATCAAGGTTCGATTCCTTGTAGAGATATTAAAAGAAAGGAAGGTAGACCCAATATAGGAGATTTATGAGAAGAGCCATTGAAATAAAAATGATAGAATTAGAATGTCCTATTTGTTTAAAAAAGTTTAAAAGATGTTTAACTCATTATAATCAAAATATAAAAAGAGGTAGAACAAATTGTTGTTCTACTAAATGTGCATCATTATATTCTTGTAAACTACGAGGGTTTAATCAAGGGGTATGTGGTTTGTGTTTGGAGTGTCATAAGCCTATTATTAAAATGTATTCTCAATTCATTAAAAGCAAGAATCATTTTTGTTCTAGATCTTGTAGTGGGTATTATAATAATAGAATGCGTAATTTAAATAAACCGAAAAAAATCAAATCGATTATTAAAAAAGCTCCTATAACATCTGAAACTTTTTATGCCTCAAATTATTCTAAAGAATATCTTTTTTTGAATTCAAAAAATTGGCAAAGTGCTAGAACCACTATTAGAAAACATGCGGCTCTTGTTTTCGAAGAATCTAAAATAGAAAAAAAGTGTTTTTATTGTGGATATGATAAAACAATTGAAATTGCTCATATAAAATCTGTATCTTCTTTTTCTAAAGATTCTTTAATTAAAGATATTAATGCTTTAAATAATATAATAGCATTATGTCCTAATCATCATTGGGAGTATGATCATGGTTTAATTACATTATAAAATACAATAAAAGTTGACAATCTTAACACGAATATGTTATATTATATATTATGATAATAACAGAAGAAAAATATATAGAATTAGAAAAAGTTATATTAAGAGGTAATGTATGAGTGGTTTTAAAATGTGTCCAAGATGTAGAGGAATAGCCAGTTGGAGTGAACAGTTTCAAGGATATATTTGTCAATGTGGATATATAGAAAGAACACCTGTTCAAAATCCAAATGAAACTCAAACAGAAGAACCTGAACAAGAATAAATTATAGGATAGTACCAGTACACTCTTATAAGGTGTATACCTGTAATTGGTAAGTTGCAAATGTGGGTTCAAATCCCACCTATCCTACCAATAAATTAGACATAAGAAAGATAACAAATGGGGAAAAATATGAAAGAACTTTATGATAATAATTATTATAATGAAATATTAAGCAGTCGTAAAAAGTTAGTCATAGTTGATTTTTGGGCATCGTGGTGCAGTGCTTGTCAAATGTTTTCTTTTATATTTGAAAAAATTGACAAACAATATTCTAATGAAATTGATTGTTTTAAGTTTTCTACCGAAGACGGAAATATAATTCCAAGAGAACTAGATATAACAATGATCCCAACTATTATAATTTATAAAGGTAATAAAGTAATTTTTAAGATAAACGGATTACCTACAGAACAAATGATAATGAAAAAAATTGGTGAGTTACTCTAATCTGGTAAGAGGCCAATCTGCTAAGTTGGTGTATACCGAAAGGTTATTGGGGTTCAAATCCCTAACTCACCGCCAAATTATAAATAACTATGAGACTATTAAAGGAGTTATTTAATGTCTAGTCATTACATAGAAAGATGTAAAGTTTGTAAGAAGGTTATGGCTCAATGTCGTTGTATGGATTGTACTAAAACTGAAACATGGTCTGTATGTGATGATTGTAAAAAAACTCATAGTGTGAGTGTTACTATAAATGTTCCGAGTATTAAATGTGGAATAACAAAAAAATAAATTGCCCGATTAATAAGGAAAAATAAATCACATGAAATTTGGCTATGCAAGAGTATCAACAAATTTGCAAAATCCCGAACTTCAACAGGATGAATTGAAGAAACAAGGATGTGAAAAAATATTTACCGATATAATATCTGGCGCACAATTTGACCGACCAGAACTCGATAGCATGTTAAAACAATTGAGACATGGTGATACTGTTGTTGTTTGGAGACTAGATCGTTTGGGAAGAAGTATAAAGGAACTAATAAATTTATCAAATCATTTCCAAGAATTAGGCGTAAATTTTATTTCTTGTAATGAAAGTATCAACACATCTACCACTACGGGACGATTAATTTTTAATATTTTTTCTTCGTTAGCTGAATTTGAACGTGAGCTTATTAAAGAAAGAACTGTTGCTGGACTAAATGCCGCAAGAGCAAGAGGAAGAACAGGGGGTAGACCCTTTAAATTGGACAACAAGAGGATAAAAAAACTTAAAGAATATTATCAAGATAAAAGTATTGAAATCAAAGATTTGTGTGTGATGTTTAATATTTCAAGAGCGACATTATATCGATTAGTTGCCGAAAAATAAATTGCCCGATTAGTATAGTGGTCAAGTACATCTCGTTTACACCGAGAAAACAAAGGTCCGATTCCTTTATTGGGTATTTTAAATAAACTAGGAGGTGAGTAATATAACAAGGTATCAATATGAAGGTCTTTTAATGTTAAATGACCAAAAAATATTGTTTATACCAAATAATAGTCCATCAGCTTTTAGATATGCAAAAATTGATGCTATTATGTGTTCTCATGAAGAATTTGAAAGAAAAAAATGGGATTTAAGAAGAATACTAGAATATAATATTAATCTTAAATATTACTGGACAAATTAAAATTAATGCGGTTGTTTCCTAATGGTAAGGAGTCTGCCTTCCAAGCAGAATTTTAGGGGTCCGATTCCCCTCAACCGCTTTAAAATTATATAGGGGTGTATCTCCTCTCTCTGATAAGGAGTTGAAAGAGTAAATGGTCACATGTAGGTTCAATTCCTACCATCCCTACCATAAAATTTACATAATAACAGGAGCAATGTTAATGACCAAAAAGAATGTTAATAAAAAAAACGAATTAGATGATTTCTTCAATAAGTTTCCTACTCATATTGACATAGGTGATCATGATAAAGGTTGGGAGAAGCGTCCTAAGACAATGCAAAAATGGTTTAAGAAAATGTTTGGATTTGAAAATCAACCTAGTCTGTATAATCCAATTGTAATTAATTGGAGTGAGAAAGGAAGAGGATTTGGGCAATATATTTTCTTCCAAGATAAAGGAAAGATTTATTGTCGTAATGAGCGTGATAGTAAAGAAACGGTTATGAAGGTTTTGATAAATATGGTTAATCAAGCAGAGTTTTTAGAGAAATAAAATCGAACTATTTTTAATTTTTAGTTATTTTTTAAGGTTCAAATCTATAAATACTTCTATATAGGAGGTATTTGTATGATTTGTAAAAATTGTGGTAAAGAATTTTTTGAAAAATATTCTAAATGGTCAAGTGGTAATTTTTGTTCTAAATTTTGTGGCATTAGTTTTGCATCTAAACATAACAATAATAAACCTTTTAAAAAAGTTAATTGTATAACTTGTGGAAAAGAAATTGAAGTAGATAAAAGAGCTAGTCCTAAATTATGTAAATGTCATGAATGTAAAAAAACATACTGTAAATATTGTGGACAAAAAACATGTTTAAGAAAAGATATATGTAAAAAATATCAAATATTTCCCACATTAATAAAATATTTTGGATTTGATAAAACTAAAATAGGATCAATAAATGTTTATGAAGAGTTTGAAATGTCTATTAATTTAATGAAAGAAGAATATTTTGATAATAAATTAAGTTTGCCAGAAATGAGTAAAAAATATAAATGTGATTTTACAATTTTATGGAAAATATTTAAAAGTTTAAATATTAAATTAAGAAGTCGTTCTAAATCTGTTCAAAATGCAATTATGTTAGGAATACAAAAAAACAATAATATTTTTAAAGATCAATTTAAAAAATATCAACGTGGATGGTATACAACATGGAATGATAAACAAATATTTTATAGAAGTTCATATGAAATAGATTATTGTAAAGAATTAGATGAAAAGAAAATAAATTATGAAGTAGAACAATTGAGAATATTATATTGGGATTCACAATTATTAAAACAAAGAGTAGCAATACCAGATTTTTATTTACCAGATACTAATGAAATTATAGAAATTAAAAGTGATTGGACTTATGATGAACAAAATATGAAAGATAAATTTAAGGCATATAAACAACATGGTTATATTCCAAAATTAATCCTTGAACATATAGAAATTAATGGGGATATGTTGTAAAGGTAGCAAGCAAGATTTTGAATCTTGAAGTCATCGTTCAAGTCGATGTATCCCTGCCAAATTAATGTATGGTATAAACATACAAACGTATGGAGAAAGCATACAATGTGGTAGTCGCATAGAGGTTTATTGCACTACTTTGCCAAAGTAGACATCGTGGTTTCGATTACCACCTACCACACCACTACTTATGAAACTAAAATACTATAGAACTAAAAACAAAATTGAATTATGGGATGTTGAAGCAGCAAAATTACATTCAGATAAATGTTATCCTTTAACCGAATCTCAATGTAAAACTACAAAACATCAATTTCTAATAATTAATATTCTACAAAGTAAAACGTATGCTTTGCTTAATCTAAAACATAAACATAAAAATATAAGAATCTTTGCACATTATAAATTAAAATATCCAAATGAAATAGAACAAATGACCAGAGAAGAACATGAAAGTTTATATTGGAATATGCATAAAATATGGGAATTAAAAAGAAACGAAGATAGAAATAAAGGATTAATATATAAAGGATAAAATTTTTCATAAAATATATAAATATGGTGGGTGTAGCATAAAGGTAATGTACTGGTCTGTGAAACCAGTGAAGAGAGGTCAGTACTCTCCATTCACCCCAAAAATAAATAGTCTGGTCGGTTAATTGGCTAAACTACCGATCTCCAAAATCGGAACTTAGAGTTCGAATCTCTACCAGACTGCCAAAAGTAAATGCTCCATTAGCCAAGAGGAAAGGTAACTAGTTGCAACCTAGTCATGCCGGGGTTCGATCCCTCGATGGAGCTTTTTAAATTATGCCGCTTGAGCAAGTGTGGTCATTGCGCCGGACTGAAAATCCGAAGAATCCAGTTCGATTCTGGGAGGCGGCACCATTTTTCTTGACAAATAAATAATAACATATTATATTAAAGTATATGTTAAACTTATTTAAAAGGAGATTTATATGTCACTTGAACCGTTGATGGGAAAACTTTTTGTAAAACCTTTAGGACTAGATGATGAAAAGACAAGTAAGGGTGGAATCATTCTTACAGCAGATCCTAAGATTTATATCGAAGGAATTATTGAAGCAGTTGGTCCTGGTGTTTTTGCTCCAGATGGAAAGCGTGTTGATCCTGAAGTTAAAGTAGGAGATAAGATTATTTATCCTCACTTAAATTCTCAAAAGATAGAATATTATGGAGAAGATATTTATCAAATCTCTGAAAGAGATGTAGTAGCTGTCGATCATACATGGACAGAAACCGAAAAGGTTTATAACGAAGCAATCGAAGAATTTAGAAAATCAAAAGAAAAAAAGTAATTATGTTTGATAGTAGGTCATTAGTAAATCCTATCGGGTAGCTCCCTATCTTCATAGAGAAGATATCTAACATATTAAATTTGAAGGATAGTTTCAGCAATACAATTTTTCCATTACAAGGAACTAGTGGGGGTTCGACTCCTTCCTTCGGCAATTATGCCGAGGTAGTGTAACGGCAGCACAGTAAAAAAGCTATCCTGTAATTTTTTATTTATGGTAGGTTACTCTAATTGGTAAGAGACCATTCCTGAAAAGTGGCGTAAACCTGAGAGGGTTATGAGGGTTCAAGTCCTTCACCTACCGCCAGATTTTCTTTTAATATTTGTTCTATATTTTTAAATTCCCAATAAGGAATTCTTAAAAGTTTAATATTATTATTTTGACAGTATATATTTTTTATATTGTCATTCATTTGAGTTCTTTGAAATTTCCAATTTTTATCCCAATGTGGTACTTTTTCATAATGTTGATGTCCATCATATTCAATACAGATATTATGTTCTATCAAATAAAAATCGAACGGTAAAGGAAGTATATTTTTACAATCTTTAAATCGTTTTTGGGTTTCATATTGAATATTATTTTCTTTTAACCAAGATTCAATTTGTTCTTCGCCTTTGCTTCTTTGACATTTTGGACATCCAGTTCCATTCATATGAGATTGTGCAGTTTGATAAAATTCACCATGTTTCGAACAAATTATACATACTTTAGATTTACTATCTTTTAATTTAGTTTTAGAATAATTGTATTTGTTATTATGTATTATTTTAGATTGTTGAATAAATTTTTTTATTGTTAAATTAGAACACAGTAAACATCCTTTACCTAATAAATGACTCTGTGGAGATTGCCAAAATTCATAATGTTCTGGACATATTATGCAAATTTTTGTATATGAATTAATATAATTTGTTTGGGAATAATCATATTTATTATTATGTATTTTTTTCGATTTATTAATAAATTTATCTGTTGACGATGATTTAAATTTAATAGCACATAAAGGACACCCACTTTTATTATTTAAATGATCATTTGGTCGTTGTATAAATTTTCCATGAATATTACAAATTATATTTACTTTTATATAAGCATTAATATAATCAACTTTAGAATAATCATACTTATCACCATGAATTTGTTTTGATTTTTGAATAAATTCTTCTGTAGTAAGTCTTTTGGACATGATATACCTCCATACTGGTTATTGATAAAAGATTTTGAAGTAATCTTTAGTATGGTAAAGAAACGTATGCCTACGCTGTCCTTCATAATCTTATAAGTATTTATAGTTTAAAATTAAAATGTCAATATCGAAAATGAATAAATAAAAGAGAGGAGTTATTGTTATGGTAAAAGCACATGTATTAGTTTTAAACAAGAGTTATTTGCCAGTTGATATAATTAGCTGGGAAGACGCTATTACTTTATGGTTTAAAAAACAAGCGGAAATTGTAGAATCTTATGAAGATATACAACTTCATTCATGGAAATCAGCTATGCAATGTCCAGCAGTTATACGTCTTTTATTTTTTGTAAAACCTAATAAAGATTTAAAGTTTTACAAACCGTTTACACGTAAAAACGTATATGAAAGAGACAATGGCCGTTGTCAATACTGTGGACATGATGTATCTTTAAACAAAATGACATTCGATCATGTTTTACCTCGTAGTCAAAATGGTCAAACTTCATGGGCTAACATTGTATGTAGTTGTTTAAAATGTAATATTAAAAAAGCAAACAAGACACCAAAAGAAGCTCATATGACATTAATAAATAAACCATATGCTCCAAAAATTGCCAATGATTATAGTTCAGGAGTGATTAATAGAATAAAAGATGCAACTAAATCAATGAGTAATAAATATTGGAGACAATGGATTTATTGGAATGTAGAAATGGAAAGCGACTAGCTAAAAAATAAGGGAAGTTAATCTTCCCTTTTTTTGTTTTGTTATTTCTATAAATATATATAGATATAACTCTTATTTTTATTAAAGGAAGATTATGGGAAATTTTAGTCAATATTATTTTACAGAAGAGAAACTAAAAAAGACAGGATGGTTAGACTCTATCTTTTCTAA